CATCTGACCATACCTAGGGGTATAGTAGTTAGGCATAGCTGTAGACATCAATGATGTATATTGTTGTTCTGGACTATACTCACCAAATACAGGTGACCAATCTTCCCATGTGGTTGCCATATTATTTGCTCCTTGATCCACTAAACTTAAATCACCACCAGCAGACATATCTACTGGATCATTACCACCTGCTATTGTAGTACCAGTACCAGTATCAGTACCCGTACCAGTACCTGCATGAATACCACTGGCTATCTGTGTCCCATTATTTGGTTGTACAATGCCACCAGATGTAACAACTGGTGCATTTGAAGGGTCATCACCAGTTCCACCTACATTGAGTGACATAGGGACATATTGCCATCCTGTACCATCCCATCTATAGGTATCACCACCGAATTGTTGTAATGTTCCAACAGGAGTAGCCATTATCCAAACCTTTCAGGATTCAACTTAATCAAGTTATCTAAAAACTTAATAGTAGTATTAGCACCACCATATCTTATTGTATCCGCAGCAGTTCTATCATAGATATCTTCTAAAGAACTGGCAACTGCTCTATTAGCATAAGAACTCTGCACAGGCTTACCTGCATGATATCTAGCTAATGCTAATGCAATTGCATTTCTTTTACCTGCACTACCTGTTTCAGTTAATGCTTCTGCCATTACAGGATTCCCTGTGGCAATTTGTTCTGCTGCATCAGGATCAGTACCACCACTACTTGCTTGAGCTGTTACGTATCCTGTTAACTTTTCCCATGATGGTGCAAGTTTATTCCAGTCTAATGGAGTATATGTTTCTGGTCTTACATCTTCTAAAAATGCACCGTATGTGCGTCCTGCTTGAGGAGCACCAAATCCAAAGCCAGACTGCTGTAAAAGATGAGCACCAAGCAATGGTCTATATTGCCTACCTAAAGAAGCACCCATTCCTCCATAGTAATTAGGAACATTGGTAGCACCATACGCCTCAAACATTTCCGCAGGAGATTCAGTCCCCTGATATTCAGGAAGCCCCATAGGTTGCCCAGTAGTTAACTGTTCTGGTATCTGTGATGTCATTATATTTGTAGGGTTTAAGTCTGGATTTTGGAAACGAGTAGTTTCAATATCCATAGAAACAGGAGCACCTTCTCCTGAAACCATTCTAGCTTCAAAGGCACTATCTGATTCTGTTAATCCCTGTGGGTCACCAAAACTCTGGACATATTGATTAATAGTATTATTAACCTGACCAACAATAGACATGTCACCTTGATCAAATCTTGCTTTGGAATTTGCGTCCATTCCAGATACAACAAAGTCTTCTAGTTTTTGATTTCTTTCATCTGTAGTTAATGTCCCTTGATCCCACTGATTCCTTATGTCTTCTATTTCTGATCTAGCAGATTCTACGATAACTGGTGGTTTAGTATCTTCATCAGACTTATCTCCATATACTCCCGATGGATCAACACCAGTAAAAAGAGGAGCTATATGCTCTATTGCACTGCCTATTTTGCCAAAGTTAGGCATACCTCCCCACGGTATATCAGGAAGACCTGCTGCCAGTACCTGTTGAGCAGGTGGGTTCATAATATCCTCACTTGGTATATCACCAGTTCCCATCATGGGCAAAGGATCAAAATTCACTTCTCCTGTTCCATACATAGTTGCATCTTGTAATAACATATCTTGATTTATGTCATTGTATGCAGATGCTAACTGATCTCTAGTAACTCCAAGATTTTCTGAATACGAATCAAATAAAGATTCATCTACAGTACCCGGAGAAAAATTAAATAAAGCCTGTGCCCCTATTCCAGAAGTTAATCCTGTTGTATCAGGTTCTATCGATTCCATAGATAGCGTATCTTGCAATGCCATATCGGCAGCAATCATAGGGTCACCAGTCATTTGAAAGTGTTGTTCAAATGCTGGTATATCTTCAAATGGGGGTGGGCCACCCATCATTGTTTCTAGTCTTAATCCCTGTTCCCTATCAGCATCACGACCTTCAAACAGATCGACCATATACATAGGATCACCACCAGACTTCATAACAGACTGGACTAGGTTTCCAAATATTCCGGGTAGGTTATCTCCTATTGCCACTGATTATCCTCCCGGCCCGACAAGGCCAATATTTCCTAATCGTGTTGCATCACTCTGTGCTCCCGGCCTAGGTTGTCCCGGTGGCACATTAGGCCCAGCCTGTGGCGTAGGTGCAGGAGGTGGCATTCCACTCATCATAGCTGGAGGAGCTACACCCGGTGGTACTCCCGGTGGGCCACCGGGTGGTGGAGCACCCGGAGGCATCGGAGGCAATGCACCAGCGGATGGGGCTGGCGGTACTCCACCACCGAGATTATCTGACAACATCTTAGCCTTACTCAACATTACTGCCATCAATTCACCAAGGTAAAATTGAGCAAGATCATCTCGTCCCTGCTTCATAGCTGCCTGATATAAACTCCATAGCCCTGCTTCTGGCAAGGTTCTTTCTGCAATTTGTTCCTTAATTGCATCGTCTGTCTGGTCAGCATCCTGAACTCCGAGTATGTTGTCCCTGATCCAAAGATCAGGCATCAGTGGTGTTGGGCCTTCTCTAGCAATCTGTGCCATAGAGTACTTAGACATATCGTCTTGAGGTAGTCTGGCGACTATAGATATCTCTATAGAACCGCCCTCTTTGACTCTCTGAGGTGTAATTGTTTCTGAAAAATACATCCTGTTGTTATCACGACCCGACAACTCCATAGCGGTGAAAGCTCCACTGGAGTACTGGTCACATAAAAGATTACATATCTGCATATAGGCGTGTTCCAACGCCTCAATCCGTGGGCCTAATACAGATTCTACGCCCTGCCTTAGAGTATTTATCGCAAATCCAGATAGCTGGAATTGCAGCTCCCCATATACTGAGTGTGGTATTGAACCACGTTGCAACTCTCCTGATACCATCCCCATATAAACACCAGTTTCTCTGGCTACTTCTAATAATCCTAGGGGCTTTACCTCTTCTCCCTGTGCTAGGGATATCTCAGTTCCTTCTTTATAAGGGTCTTCTTCCAGTGTCTTCTGTCCATCTCTGGAAGTTATTACTATTCCTTGCTTGCGTGACCTTGCGGTAAGCTCAAGCATTGTAGACATCATAAAGTTATGCTTTTCGTATAACTCTCTTGTAGATTTAAATACTGATTCACCATAGTCCTCGACTGTATCTTCTATCGATGACCACTCCAGTGACTGTATTAATGGGTTAGCACCTACTGGGCCTAGGAATACCGGGACTCCAGTACCTCCATGTGCTGTTCTTTTCTTGATATATCTATGTGGTATAGCTACATAGTTATCTTCACGATCATAAAAGTCATAAACTTCTATTCCATCTTCATCCATCCTTTCAGTGCCAAGTTTGACATTGTACTGGGATTCTATTTCATGTCTGGTTTTTTTAACCTTGTAACATGCCCATGACATCCCATCACCATCTGTTCCCCAGTATGTGTGCATCGGATCCCATGGTGTAATGTCAATGAATGTATCACTGTCATCTCTTTTAACGAGTAATGCTCTACCTGCATACCAACCACGAAGAGTTGTATACCACGATAGTTGATCCTGTAAACATGGTTGAAGCCTTTTCATAAGGCGTTCATTGGCAGACTTTAATGCCCCAATAATAAATCTTTCTTTATCGTTGTTAACTTCTCTGGAGTTTCGTGGATTACCAGCAGGGGGTATACGAACAATCATGTCCGATCCTGCCAACCAAGATATTATCTTGTCTGCATATGTCTGTGGTTCGTTTGAAGTATATGATTGATACCCATCTCCAGCATCAAATGGTGACAATCTATACAGATTATGATCAGCATCCATGCGAGATCGGAGTGGTTCAGTAGCATCATAATGCGAATCTACTAAACTAATAATATCTTCTACTTTTCTTCTAGCCACCTACCACCTCTTAACCTTAATGAACGAGTTGTTGCGTAAATGACCGTACCCGAATCTATCTACAAGTCCATAAACTACAGCTTTAACGCCGTGATTGTATTTATCTTCAGGAGTCTCTCCCACTATATTACCATCTCGATCAGTTCTCCAGCGATAGGCTTGGGTTTGTCCTGTAAATGGATTTGGTTCTGCCCCAAACTCTGACAGAATCCCACGACAACTTGGGTTAAATATTATTTTTGGCATGTTAGAAATAGGATCGGGCTTTAAAAATGACTTCAGTCTTTCAGTTCCCTCGTTAATTCTAACTTTCTGAGCAGCAAGATATACCCCAGTTTCCTCTAACCATATTTCTGCTGGGGCAGACATAGCCTGATGCTGGTATCCAGCTATGTCGATTACCCCACCTTGGACATCTTTCCACCATGGTCGAGATTTTGCAATGTCGATCATTTCTGTTGTGATGAGGTTTTGTTCGTATATCTCGTCTATTACACATATCTGACCATTGATATCCTGTACTACTTCTACCGCATAACCACCAGCATAACCGGGGTCTATCCATAAATAAACAGGATCACCTGCTGACCACTTGGCTTCATCACTGATATGTATATCAGGCCTGAACTCTCCGAATACTAATCCCTGTGGTGGTGTAGGTATACCTTCAATACGCTCCATAAAGAAGTCGTCAGAGGCTACAGCTTGAAGCCTGAGTATCTCAGGGTCTTGCCTACCACCCGGATATAGGTACTGATTGGAATAACTAGGCAGAGAGAACGACTGTTCATCATCTCCACCATGTTGCCATTGTTGAAATAACTGTGGATACCACCCCAGTGAACCTTCAAATGTACCACCAAGGAACATCCACCCACGCTTTGGGGCACACCTACCTCGTAATCTATGGAAGGTTTCAAGGTCTAACTGGCTAGCCTCACACCCGATAATGCCATTAGGTGCTCTCATAGCCAGAGTTCTTGGGTCTTTAGCTGACTTGGTTTCTATTCTAGTGCCATCAGCCAGTACAATTCTGCCGGGGTCAACTCGTTTAGTTACTTCAGCCAGTACTCCCAGTGCTGCAAAGTCCTGTGTAAGGTACTCAAACTCAGCTCTAGTCCTTTCATAGTCAGCAGCTACCAGCCAATATAGTCCAGCTTCATCAGTTTCTAGGAATCGTGACACCAGATACTTGGAAGCCACCATAGATTTACCAGCTTGTTCACCACCAGCTACCAATATGAAACGCTTACGGCAGTTGAGTATTGGTTCCTGCTTCTCTGTTGGAGTAAAGTCCAACTTAGAGAAGATATAATCTGTTACATCTGGATTAATCTCTGTTGTCATCAGATTCCATCTGCCTTGACAGTATCTTTTCTACCTCATCCATAGCCCTTTTCTTAGAATCATCTTCTTCAATTACTCCTTTTTTATCATCACGTAACTCTTGCTGCATGTTTCGTAGCTTTTTAAGCTCTATCATTAACTCTTTTGCAGCATCATTAGCAGTAGAACTATCACGTTTAAAGTATTGAGGAGCAAAAGCATTAAGAAAAGCCATAAGAAGTACAGGGTTATCTTTTGGGCCTTGTAATTTTATTCTTTCTAAAGCTATATTTCGTATAGATTCTCCGAATATTTCATGTGCTACAGCTTGCTTCTCTTTAAAATTATAAAGATTATTTTCAAGCCAGTTGTAATAAGTAGATCGTGACATACCTACAGCTTTACAAGCATAAGTTATAGTTCCCAGTTCACCATAAGCAGTAAGGAAAGCGTCCTGTTTAGCTTTTGTTTCTTCTGGTTTCTTCATTTTTTATTCCTTTAATAAGGATAACCACGTTGATTTATTCCTCTGCCGACTCCAGTTAATCCATGAATTCCAAGCTGCAATGGAAGCTGATATGGGTAAGGGATTAATGGACTTGTTGGTACAGGGAACGAAGGATCGGCTTCTAACCTAGTATCCCATTTCCCAGTTTGAACAAAATCTGCCAATAGAGGATCGGTTTCTTTCAAGGTCGGTAAAGGCCTTGCTCTAGCATTCCTTATTTCTTGTAATTGATCTTCAAATGATTGCCTTCTTGTCACTAATTCACGACCTATATCAACAGGGTCACTTAAAGTACTGTGAGTAGGATATTCAATTCTTTGCCTCGAAGAAGGAGACAACCAACTAAAGGGTTCGTCTTGTGCTGTTAAGTACCCCTGAGTACCGGGCCAGATATTTTTGTCGTTGGTATATACACCAAACTCAGGATAAGAGAACGGCCCACCATAAACGTCTATATTTGGTTTTTGTATTTCGGGCCAATTTGCACCACTAAGCATCATGTCATCTATTGACCTATCAACGTCTGCGTTCCTGCTTAAATAAACTATTTCTCCATTCTGGTTCAAAAAGGGAAGTAGTGGTTCTTCACTATACAAACCACCATATAACGCTTGATGGCCTTCTAGACCGCCAGTCTGTATCAATCTTTCAAGAGATGGAGTATCTGAATGTGCATACCCCTGAAGGATCGGGTAGTTATCTTGGTATGGTTTTACAGGAAACATTCGTTCCCCTGTTTCGGTTATCTCAAAATCTTTCATTACAGGAATTCGTTCTGCGGTTTGAGATTGTTTTAATTGTCCCACCATAGCCATTCGGTCTTCTATATCTTCTACACTTTCTTGTATCATTCGGTTGGATTTCAGCATCTCTTCAACTGCATTTGTGGCTTTTTCAACTCGTTCAGGAGATATAGTTATATCGTCAGCACGATTTATACTACTCCAAGGTAGGTTAGAAACTAGTTGTCTAAGTGGAGCTGTACCCGATTTACCTAATCCAAAGGTTGCCAAATCTACAGCGTCTAATCCTAAAGAGAAAGCTTTTCCATATGGCCCCATCTGGTTCCAATTAACAGCCGTACCTACACCGGGCACAAAGTCAATAAAGGGATTTGCCTGTAAGTCTCCCAATACTGAACCAGTGGAATGTCCATACGGAGCTGGGGATGCAAATGTTCCCCTTAGTACATTAACAGGGTCTTCAGGAGTTGGGGTTAACCAATTAGCAGCAGTAGTAGTACCAGAGAATCCTATAGGTAGGTTAGTTGAGCCTCCGGGTTGCACATGCATACCCGGACTTGATGTACCCATAGGGAGTGTTGTTGTCCCACTGGGATTATTTACGTCCCAATATACATCAGGGCTTCTTGTTCCTACAGGTAAATTAGTCCATCCACCGTATATATGTTCTGGTACATGTGGCATTAACTATCACTCTGAAGTACATCTTTAGCTAAAGCGATAATACCAGCGACACATCCAACTGTCACCTCTGTCATTCCTTTAAACATTCCAACAAAAGCTACAATGCCGAGCAATATAATACTCAGAAATATCTGGGGTCTTAATTTTCCTATAAACTTTTCCATTGGACTATCTTGCCTCCTAGAGAGTCCTCCAAATGCAGTAGGTCTTTTCTCATTCATTCCAACATCATACAGTATCTGACAGTAAGAGTGTTTCACTCCCTTATATACCCCCTAAAGGGGTATAAGGGTGAAACACAACTGTCTTACTTTCACTGAAACAGAAGAAATTTCAGTGAAACAGAGGGGTTGTTTCGGAGAAATTTCAAGATGTTTCAAAGAAACAGAACGTGATCAGAACGACCTTTTAGCAAAAAAATTCTGTCAAGGGTATAAGCACTCTTAGAGAGAGAAAGCTAAGCTATGCCCCCTTCGGCCTCAGTCCAGTCGAACCGCCAGCAGCTCCGCTGCTGACCTTTTCAGGCCGATCTGACCGCAGACAGCTCTGCTGTCTGACCTGATCTCCTTTTTCAGGTGTCCAGAATGTTGATTATCCTACCTGTCGTGCCTAGGATTTGACATCGGCCGTCTTACTACGTAAGATAGGCAGCGGAGGCCAGCTCTACCCGAAGGGTAAATCCAAGAGCTGAAATGGGACTACGTCCCAACTAATCGGCGAGTCTATCGCCACAAACACAAGCTGCCCCGAAGGGGCAAGGAGAAGAAAATGGGAACACCAAAAACAGTCGAGAAGGTACAGCACAACTCAATCCCGAAGGGATTGAGAGGGACACTGTTCGTCAAGTGGGTCAAGGGTAGAGAGTTACTACGTAACTCTAAGAAATTCGCCACTATCGCTGACTGGGAACCAGCTAGTACCGTAGGTACTAGGGTTGTCTACGACAGTGAGTTCGAGGAGTACTGCGTTTATGTTTACATAAACGAAAAACGCTACTTCCCAGCCGACCACTTCGAGACTGACAAGAGCGAAGCTCTTGCAGCAGCCAAGAAAATCCGAAGCTGTGACTCCTTCGGAGTCAAGGCCAAGGCCAAAGCCAAGGCCAAATCGTCACCGAAGGTGACGAAGTCCACGATGTCAGCCGAGGAGATTGGCATCAAGCCGTCACCGAAGGTGACGAAGTCCAAGAAATCCAAGGCCAAGTCCACACCGAAGGTGTGGATTAGCAAGCTGGAAATTTTCAAGGACACTTACCCAGATTCCCCTTACAGGGGAAAGTGGACAACGGTAGTCACGATGTCCAACGGTGACAACGGCGAGACTAGCTACGCTAGTACCAAGCGAGAAGCCGTCGAGGCAGCTAGAAATACCGAAGGTATTTCACTGACTGGCCCTCAAGCAGCGAAGCTGGAAGCTCAAGTCGCCAAGACTGGAGAGATGAAGCCAGTCACCCTAGCGAAGCTAGGCTAAATTAAACAAGTCACCCCGAAGGGGTGAAGGAGAAGACGATGGAATACATACACATCGAAGATGTGACGACTGGCGAAATTGAATGTTCGAGGGTTTACCCTGTGCCGAGAATCAGCAGCGTAGCTGAGCTTGATGACTGGTACGACCAGATTCTTATCGAAGATAAGACTCTGGAAAAATGCGAAGTTTGCGGTGACACCAAGAATTGGTGTCCAGAACTGGGGAAAAAATAAGTACACCACTACGTGGTGAAGGAGAAAAACATGAACGGCAACCCATACAGTGCACCGAAGGTGCAGTACGACAAGGCTACTCAGAGCTGGACATCGGACATACCCACCGAAGGTGGGATCGATCCGAAGAAAGGCGAGTTGCTCAGCTTCGGCAATGGCAATTCAAAGCTGAAAGCTTTGAGAAAAGCAGCAGCAGCGGAGCTGAATGTGCCAGTGTCTAGGGTTAGGATACTAACCCTGACACTCCCAGCAGGTTGGAGCTGTCCCGGAGCTGACGAATGCTTAGCATTCGCCGATCCAGTGACTGGCAAAATCTGGGACAGTCCTGAACTAAAGTTCAGGTGTTTCGAGGCTAGTGCTGAGAGATACGAGAACGTCAGACAGCAAAACTGGCACAACTTTAACTTACTACGTAAGTTAACTGGAGAAAATGCAGCGTATGCTATCGCTGCACTGATCCTCGATAGCATCAAAGATGCTACGAAGAAGTTCAAGCCTGATGACGTAGTCATCATAAGAATTCATGTCGGCGGTGACTTCTACAGTACGAAGTACTTAGAAGGCTGGTCGATGGCCCTTCGGGCCACCACCCTGCCACAAAACCAGCCGATGCCTAGAGTTATAGGCTACGCCTATACCAAGTCACTGCAACACGTAGCAAAGCTACGTCAGGCATGGCAGCCACTGCCTGAGAACTTCGTTCTCACAGCCAGTGAAGGTGGGAAGTACGACCACCTGATCCAGTCCCTAAAGGGACTGAAGACTGCCAAGGTAGTGTTCAGCCTAGAGCAAGCACAGTCCGAAGGACTGGAGATAGACCATGACGATAGTCATGCAGTGTTCGGCAAAGAGTCCTTCGGACTCTTGATACATGGGACACAGCCGAAGGGCAGCCAGTCAGCCAAAGCCCTCTCTAGCCTAAAGGCTAGGGGGGTGGACTCTGGGTATTCAAATTAACACTAGCCGAAGGCTAGGAAGGAGGTTGCTTATGGTCAATATGACCCTCAACTAGGTCGAACATACAAGCCGTCCCGAAGGGACGAACAATGGAGAAATTAGTAATGGAATTACTACTTACCGTAGCCGATTATAGCGATGATGAAATCAGGCGTGTCGAAGACACAGTAACTAAGCTGGAAAGCTCGACACTGAAGTCTCTAGGCAACAAGTTTCGTATCGTAGATACGAATGGTACTGAGTGTGCAGTCGTAATAAAACACACCTTAATCAAGTTATCTAAAAACTTGGTAGATGTAGAGATACGAGTACTGTGGGGGTATACGGTCGAAGACCGTACAGAGTGGAAGAAATATTTAGATCGTATCCCTGACTACAAAACGAGGTTCGATAGCTTCGGCTCAGACAGGACACCGATCATACGACAGGGAACATTCATGAGGATGTATGTCAAAGGTGACGTAGTCACATTCGATGGAGTCACTACCAAACCAGCTAAGATTCTGGATCACACTGATACTCACATCACACTCAAGTACCAAGGCCAGAGCTACTGGGCAGCACGTGGAATACAGGGCTACGCCCCTGCTGAGATCAAAGTGTATGACACTACCCAAGCTGAGCACAGGATAACTGAGCAGGGGAATGTCAGCTACGCTGGGAATTTCCCAGTCAAAGCTAGCTGGGTGGTGAAAACTTCAGACCCAAGGCATGAGGATTGCAGAGCCTGTAAAAAACTACAGTCTTAGACTGTTTCACTACTCCTCCTCCTAAAGGAGGAGTAGTGAATACCAGCTGTAATTTAAAACAAAGGAGGTGCAGTAAAAATATTTCTTTGACATCACCCTAAAGGGTGTGGTTTAATTACCTTGCGTTGTGCATTTGCACAGCGATTACTAGTTACTTTGGAGAAGTAAAATGAGAGCGATTGAACTGGAGAATCTAGAGATAGATCAGCTACGAAAGCTGGCTAAGACACATAAGCTGCCGACCAAGATTAAATCGAAGATTGTCTTGGCACTGGCTGACTGTGAATGCAAGCCATGCGGTGGGATAAGTGATACCCCAGCGAGGATAGTGGTCAACTCACCGAAGGTAGAGTCAGCACCACAGTCACCGCCTGAACAGGGCGAGTCAATCATCTGGCCCGATGTGCCGAAGGCAACATCCGAAGTGAACGGTGACTACGTCACCCCACCATGGCTGGAAGAACTCGATGCTGCTGCCATGATTGGACACGTTGAGTTGATGGGCCCAGCAGGTAGCGGTAAGACTCTAGCTATACATCACCTCGCAGCGAAGCTAGGCAAGAACCTAGCAGTGGTAACTGCTGACGGTGGACTCAGGAAGCGTGACCTAGTAGGTCAACGAGAGTTGATAGCTGGCTCGACTGTCTTCACAGCAGCAGAGTTTGCTACTGCTGCGAAGCAGGGAGACTGGGCCTTGATCGATGAGGCCAACATGGCAGAGCCAGAGGCTATGTCATTCATCAACGGCATGACTGACCGCCCTGCCCAAGTGGGGTCTACCTTTCAGGTAGCTGGTCAGACAATCGAGGTACACCCAGAGTTCAGGTGCTTCATGACTAGGAACCCCAACTACGTTGGTACTAGGCGAATGAACGAGGCACTGCGTGACAGGTTCTGGTCTATCGAAGTACCTCCCCTTTCAGGGGAATCACTGGCTGCCATGTTCAAAGCACATGGCATGGCGAAGACATTCATTAACGATGCAGTGTTCCTGACTGACACCCTCTACAAATCATGGAAGGATAACCGTATTGGTTACCAGATATCCCCCCGAAGGGGGCTGGCTGCTGCCAAGATGGCATCCGCTATGAAGTCACGCAGATCAGTCGTGGGATTCAGAGGACTCATGAGGAAATCTATCCTCACTAAGATCGATGCCCAGCATGACATAGACGCAGTCGATGTCATCATCAAGACTGCATGGCGAGCACTCAGTATAGACCCAGATGCCAAAGCAGAATAAAAAAATAAAAAAATATTTTTTGGAGATAAGTTATGACTAAGACTGACAGACGAATAAAGATCAGGGAAAACCAGACACCGAAGTTTAAATTACAGGAGGCAAACTAGTATGGCTAAGAATGATGCAGGATACAGGAAGGTAAGTTCAGGAAGGAGTAGCGTCAGTGTTGGTGGTGGTCGTGGGATGAGTGAGAAAACTTTCCTCAAACAAACTACCAAGGATGAGTTCACTGACATGTATATCAGGACAAGAGTCAGCGGTATTCTCGATCCACTTCGCCAGCATGATAACGAAGACCTGCGTATGCAGATTGTGAAGCTGGCAGAGGATGAGTTAAAGGGTATGACTAAAGCTGAGATAGATCAGCTCTGGGAATCAGCAAAGAATGATAACGCAAAAGATACCAGACAGGGTTATGATGCTCTTTGGGACACAATTGAATTACAGTCAGCGTCAGTATTACTGGATGCCCTGTACTCAGCAACCAAGGCCAAGGAAAGGACTGACCTAGATGACGGTGAGTTACTGGACGATCCAGTTAACCTCATCGTAGATGGGCAGGGCTGGGGTGATGAGACTAAGGGACGGCTGGAGGTACGCAAGCACTTGAACTTGGCGGTGGATGACTCTGGCTCTACCCATATGCCAGAGACAGGCTTCTGTTCACGACCTATGCGTATAGTTTCTAACAGTCTATTGCACAAACTGCATATCGTAGGTAGGCAGTATCCATACCTGACATATGATGCCTTCACGTTCAATCGTATTACCCAGCAACACACTGGAGAGTATGGTCGAGAGGCAAGGAAGGAGATGACGTACAAGTCTCTTCAGGGGATTCGTGTAGCTGACCCATTAAAAAGAGATGCGATCCAGACTAACCTCGCTCCCCTACTTGAGCAGATGTACAACAACGAGGTAAGGCGAAACAAAATAGGTGAGCCTCGTATCGATATCATCCTCTGTGATGGTGAGTTTGAAAGTGCCAGAGATTTTAAACAGGCAGTTGAGTGGCAGCGTAGGCGTGGCCCTAACGTCACCACCTATGTCCTCAACCTAGTACCTGAAGAGATGGACAACAACCTGCCTTTACCCCATGAATTCAGGGTAGTCCCAGTGAATTGCATTGTGGACAAGATGGGCAGGAAAGAAGTGAACGATCAGGTGCTGTCACAGGTACTGAATCGGATCGTAATACAGGAGGTGAGCAGCATTAATTAATTCGGGATTCCCTCCTGCTCTAGGGCAGGGGGGAAATAAAAATAAAAATATTTTTTAATTTGGAGAACAATTTAAATATGGATGATCGATATAAAAGTATGAAGAAAGCTGACTTAATCCATGCCCTTGAAAGAAATGAGGAGGAACAAAAGAAAGTGAGACATGCATTGGCTGGGCTATACAGTGCGATGAGTCCTCAGTATGAGATGCAGAAGATAGGCAATGAAGGCTTGGGAACATTCACACCTGTACTAAGGAAGATCGTAAACTACAACGGCTACGGTAACAATCATGATCTCGATCCAGACAATGAACTTATTCTTGGTGTCAGAGATGCATTCAACGAAGCTGAGAATGTGTTGCGTTACCATGCCGATGGCTATAGCGAGGGTATTAATGTCTCGATGAGAGATTACTATGACGCAGACGAGAAGATGGTAAAGAAATACCGTAGTTATTTTATGCAGCATAAGGGCTGGTATTTAAAGTCTACCAAATGTGTTGACCCTACCCATTGCAACAGTAATTACCATGTGGAAAGAAAGAAAGTTCAGTACTCTTCCTTCTACACCCAAAGATATAACAGTGCTGGGTATGGATTCATTGAGGTTTTACCAGATAAGTCAGGTAACACATTACCTGACGATTATGTCTGGGATCGTGAGTATAGGAAGTGGGTATCGCCAGACCGTCAGACAATCTGGGATGGTGTAGGAAAAGGTAACGATGTGTTAGATAGAGACACAGAAATAGTGGGGAGATAAGTATGAGAAAAGAATATTTACTTACAGTACAAGAGAACATGACATGGGAGGTAAAAATTTCTGCTGATTCGGAAGAAGAAGCAAAGGAAAAGTTTAGAACTAGAGGTGTGCAGGATGAGCACTTTCATGTGAGTGATTACCTGCTTGCTGGGGAAACAACTGTTACAGATATAAAGATAGACTACGAGACAATGGCAGAGCTGGAGGCACAGGGATACTATGACTAAATTAAATTGGGTTGAAAGAAAAACAGCAGAGCGTACTGGTTTCTACTCTGGCATTCTCGTTGATGCTATCGAGAGTGGTGCGGTAGGAGGATGGGCTTATGTCAGAAACTATGAGTGGAAAGACCAAGACAATGGCACTAACTACATCATAGCCAGTGCTGAACTTGTACCCGATCATCCTGAGTACGTGAAAGCTCCAATGCAGGAGGTGTTTAAGTTCGGGGTTGATCGTGCAGGTGACCTGACCAAAGAGAAGCGTGTTTACGTTGACCATAACCTGATAAGGAGAGGACTAAATAAAGTCCTCTCTGGGGAAATGAAGGCATCTGACTGGATAGTTAAGGCATGTAGAGAAGCCGAGAAAGACTTAGACGCTGGCCTCATTGATGCAATCTGTGCCAATGTGATCTTACAGGCAGGAGTATTTGAGGAGAATATCTATGGGTAAAACCAGAGACAAGATACTCAGCCTGATTAACTTTGATTCCACCCTGTCTAACTCACAGATAGCGAAGGCTCTTGGTCTATCAAGACAGCTAGTCTCTTACCATGCCAAGACTATGCGTGTGCCACGACAATCACCGATCAAGTTATGTGACTTCTGTAAGAAGAGAATCAGTAAGAAGAACAAGGCAGGGCTGTGTAAAGAACACCGTTACCTAGCATTCGTGTATGAGTTTCAGTGTGCTGACTGTGGTGAATTCAGTGTAGTCGAGGGCCGTGATGCTAGTAATAGACGGTACACTAAAAAGCGTAAGAAAGAACCTGATAAAGACTTCTGTAATTTAAGGTGTGCGAAGAGGTATATGCACAGGCAGAATGTGGTAAACTAGGCATGTGTTGTGTGCAGACACAGCACAGTTAATAGTTAGGGGTGGTCGTTGACTTGTCCGACCTTGATCGACAGCGGTAGGCTTTCCTATTCGTCCTCCGCACAGACTTACTTACAATGTCGTCAGCTTAGTTTTAAAAATTAGACAATAGGGTGAAAGTCCCGAACCCCTTACAGTAATCATTAAAGGAGGCAACCTTGATATTAATTAAAGTGGATGGGCAGGAGGTGCGGTACTACACCGTACCAGAGGTAGCTAAGAAGATCACCAAGAACAAATGGGACATGCCTGTTGACGGTGTCCATAGTGAAACTATCCGAAGGGCAGTCAATGACAACCCAGAGGTAGGACGCAGAGTAACTGGTGGTGTTTATCTTTCTGAAGATGACGTTGAGAAACTTGGCTACAAATTTGAAGACACAGATACCTATGTAACACTTGGAGATATAGTCCAGCTATACCCATTGGAGAACGAATGACACAACAACAGATACATACAGTAACAGGTACGATTGAGAAGACTGACAATAGTCATGGGGATTCAGGTAAAGGGCCGTACCGTTTTGAATTGAAGGATCAGAATAACCAGACTGCTTGGTATTCATGGTTCGATAAGGTGGGGGAGGCTATGCTAGAGAAGGGTGGTGTTGGTAGTGCGTGGACAGTTGAGTATAAAGTTAAAGAGTGGCAACGTAGAGATGGGCAGACTTCAACATCTAACGATGTGGTTAACTGCAAGAGTTACCTAGACTTTGAAGCAGGGCATGTAGCCCCAGCTCCAGCACTTCAAGAAGGATCAGTAGCACCAGTAAGTTCCCATAATTATTCAGACAAGGATGTTCTTATAGTCAGGCAGGTTGCGTTTTACAACATTGAAAATAAAGGTGGTCTAACTCCAAATCAATTAGATTACCTGACTAATCTCTATGCATCTGTAATCCTTGGGACTTACATACCAGAGCCAGATGCTGATGACGAGTTTATAAATACAGAAATATAAAAAAATAATTTTTTTTTGGAGAAGCTTATGACAATTGTAGATATACCTGTAGCCCTGTCACCAAAATACATAACACAGGTTACAGAAAATAATGGTCGCTACTATCTAGTAAATGGTGAGCAGCACCAGTCAATAACCTCATTGATTGACGGTACTATACGAGCCTATGGCATAGAGAAATGGAGAGCTGGGTGGATAGATACCCAGCTTGCAAAGTTTAACGGCAGGAAACTAACCAAGGCTCTTGCCAATATGATAGTAACAGCAGCAAACCAAGAGGCTGCCGAATCAGCAAGGATCGGTACTGAAGTACACAGTATTATTGAACGCCTATTGAAAGATGAAGAGGTTGATTTCTCCACACTGGATGACCAGCTTGAGCCAGCTATACGAGCGTGGCTCAAGTGGAGGCAGGAACATATAGACTGGAAGCTGGTGGGTACTGAGGTGGGTGTTTATGGTTCTATTGGCGGTCTTAAATATGCTGGTCAAGTAGATGCTCTCTTTCAAACAGACATCGACAGGTATGTAGTAGTGGACTGGAAGACTACCAGTGGTTTGTTTGAGTCCTCTTTCATGCAGGTAGCAGCATACGCTCAAGCTCTTGAGGATATGAGGCAAGACGAACAGGACACTGGAATTAGCCAGAACAGGTTAATTGAATGTGATGCCATGGTGGTGCGACTTGTTAACGATTACCCCAGAGATAAGAACAATAAAAAATTACGTGATGAACCAAAGGTTTTTAACGGTAAGGTACAGTTCGCTGATGTGGACGTAACCCACTGGGGCAGGACATTCGACTACCTCTGCTCATTGAGTGCTGGTAAGAGTATGTACCAGAGCAGGAAAACTATATGATCGATGATCTGGACAGGGCCAACCAGATGATTAAGTTCCTTCAGGAACGTAATGATATCTATCGAGAAGAGAACGCTGCGGTTCATAAAGAGAACGAGCAGCTACGTGATCGAGAGAGAGAGATAGATATTAATATCAAGCTTGGTGATCTGGTTGATCTTGTCAATATGTTTACAGGTAGGCCACGGCAACCTGTAAAACCTAAACAACCTAAACCCACAGGAGAAGGCTATAAATGGAACTAACGATAGAAGAAAAGGGATCGGGCTACGTAGTAACGTGGCCCTCCCAGAATGTAGTGATGCAGATAAAAGACATCAAGCCGAAAGGATTCAAGGCACAGGTAGCAGTCTTATTAAATGACCAGCCAGTACACCGAAGCAATCCTACTTTTAATTCAGTGAGTGGGCTGGATGCTTTCATCAGGAAACTGAATAAGCGTAGGCCACCAGAAGATTATGGTGTGGACTGGGAACAGTTAGTAGAAGACATGTCAGGTATAGTGATTGACACTGTAAGGAAAGCAGACGCTGCCATTAAGATACGTGACATAGATTTATCGGACGGCGTAGCGTGGAAGATAGACAATGTGGTGGTAGAAAATTCCTGTACGCTGATATGGGCTGACGGTGGTACTGGTAAGTCAATGTTCGCAACCTTCCTGTCAGTGTTAGCACAGCAAGCATACATGGATTACTCTCAGCATGGGCTGGTGATAGAGCCTTCTAATGTGCTGTACCTAGACTTTGAAACTAATGCAAACGAGATAGGTAATCGGGTACGTATGATCCATGCTGGTCTTGGTATAGATTCTCCTGACATAGAACATACTACCAGTAATATCACCTACCAAAAACTAGTAGGTAATCTAACAGATCACGAAGATTATGTTCGTGATCTTATCTATGAAAACGATATCAACATGGTAGTCATTGACAGTATGGGTAGAGCAATCAGCGGTGAATTAAATTCAGAAGAGTCAGTCATTCCTTTCTTTGCCACAGTTGAAAAACTTAAAACAACTGTGCTCCTGATATCCCATGCTAATAAACAGGGAGATTTATTCGGATCTGCCTTTACCAATAACAGTGCACGACTTGTCTGGGAGGCAAAGAGATCGAGTAGTTCGGAGGCTGGTATGGACTTCTCGTTGTTCTGCCGTAAAGCAAACAACGTACCGATGCAGCAGCCCCAGAGCTGGGGCGTTGAGTTTAAAGATGGGGGCGTTGTGTATTCAAGAAAGGATGTGTTCGATACCGATGACGTTGGAGAGTTATCCTATTATCAATTGGTATACAACGTATTAAAAACAGAAGGCTCAAGCGATAGGAACAACCTGAAGGAACGCATCAGGGAACTCAAGCCACGAGATGCTAGGGGTAGAGACATTCCGACTGACAGGAGTGAACGTAACGTAGAGTCAGCAGTATCTAAACAAAAGAAAGATGGTAATGTAACCGAATCAGATGGCGTATTAACACTGGTCACTCAATCAAGTGAAGGAGGTGATTCATGGCAGTCGATGTAGGCAGGACGATCAGGCATTTGTTACTGAGCTGTAGAGAGGCTGGCATTGAGATCAGGGTGAAGGACAATAAGCTGGATGTACGTGGTGGTAAAGAACGTACCGATCTGTATATGGAAATTAAAAAAAATAAAAATTTAATAATCACAGCCATCAATAATGTCCCAAGGGTAGTTGAAGATCAGTATCTTTCCCGATTACGTGCTGGAGCTGATTGGCTAAGTGAAGCCACGAAGCGTTTAGAAGCTGCACGTTTGATGCCTGAAAAAGAAAACGAACTTATCGATGCACTGCTTAAGAACATGTTGAAGTGGAGCTTAATAGATGATGAGCTACGCAGGTTATATCCAGAATATAATGGCTGCCCACTTGAACCAATCGGAACATGTAGAAGGCAGGAATACTGGGTAGTTAGATGCAGGAAGTGTGATAATGAGTGACGCTAAAAAGATTGGTCGCAACAATAAACAACGAGGCAAAGTGTGGGAGAGAAAGGTAGCCACCTCATTTGGTGGGATGAGGAATGTTAATAACAGTCAGCCCCATACAGATGTGGAAACTTCCGATGCTGTATATGAAGTTAAGTCTACCCAGACCAAGCCACCTGCATGGTTACTGAAAGCTCTTGGACAATTAGAACTCGCATCAGAAGAAACTGGAAAGAGGCAGGGCGGTGTCGTGAAAGTCTATACCAAGGGACAAAAAGCCAGAGCATTTCTCATTAAGGAGATCACGCTTCTATGACCTCATCGTGCCCTAAGTGCAACCGTAACAACGGCTGGGATGTACGAGACTACGATGACCAGTTCCCGATCTGTGTGTACTGTGGATATCAAGACTATACCAAGCCATACAAAAGACCGAAGTACGAAACCGATGGGGTTTCGTATCAAGTTCCTTACACTGGTGTAGCTCCTGCTTATCAGGGGAAAGAAATTACAGTGCGAGTAATATCAGCCAGCTTGCAGAATAGCAAGGGTGGTATCGGGTATGTCGTTGACTGTCCCTTCTGCACTGAAGTTATGAAAGAAAAGTTAAGGTGGTTACTCAAATACGAATGCTCTAACAAACACGTAATCAGAGTGCTTGACGAAGATGGTAGTCTAACATGGAAATAAATATCACTAGGGCAAAACTCACTGGGGATTTTGAATTTCGTTCTCCCCTGACCCATATCGGGTTTTAGTTTCCTCCCGATATGGCTTCTCCAAAAGCCCAAATCCTGTGAACTTTAGTGAGGGGATGTTCCAGCAGGTGTGATTTCTACACCTCGGTAGTACAAAGGTATTGCCGAGGTGTTTTACTCTTCTCTATGGGGCACACAGACCCCTTCTATTTATACGTTGTTCGTTACAAGTATGCCTATTACGGCTGCGAAGAGTGACCCAAGGGTACTAAGTCCGATTGCCATTAACCACCATTGATTAACTTCAAGTTTGTTTAATCTAGACTCGATGTGTTTAAGGTGATTCTTTTCTATGCGATCTAATCTCTGAACAATTAGATCGTATGCAACATCAGTTCTTGATGGTGGTTTCATTTTACTGCCTGAATTTTTTTAATTAATTTAGACGATCCAGAGATTAACTTACCTCTCTCTTGCTTGGTAAGCTTGCCGTCACTGCCTGTGTTCTGGACAAGAACTATGAACTGTACGATGTCATCCATAAGATGAGAGTACTTCATTGCCATCCGAATTGCTTTTAACATACTGCCTCCTTAAAAAAAAATAAATTTTTTTATCTGATAAATACTGGCTCTTCTTGAACGCCATCATTAATTGTGTTTGCATTTACAGATGAGTTGATAACCAGATCAGCAGAGTTGATATCACCATCATCACCAATACGAACATTCTCAAGAGTAAGAGTACCCACTTCAAAATAGTCCGCATCGAAACCACCTGTCCAAGCTTTTACTCCATCGAGTATCAGCTTGCCTATGATTACGTCACCACCTGTAGTTGACTGCCGAATAATAATTCGGTCAACGACCATATCTTCTGCTATATAACTGGTAGCACCACGACCAGAACCCACGACTACATCGTTAGTCGTGCTAGCCATAGTTGGACTGAAGGTATGACCAGCAGCAACCACACTGGTTGTTGCATTGATCAGGTATATATCCCCATTAGCCCAATCCATTGAGGGGAATTCAGAGTTCTTAATGACAAGTTCATCGATGGTTAGAACATCAGATGTACTTGTTCCAGTTAGTTCAAAGCTATCAGTAAGCCCTGACTTACCAAGACTTATATTCTTCAGGGTTATTTCATCCAGCCTAGTTTGTGCAGGAATATTAATCTGCAAGGTTTGTGATCTGTCAGCAGGGAACTCACGATCTACTATAGGATTACCTATCATGTTAGGTGCGGTGTACTCAGCACCAAGCATAGGGAATGTAATCTGTTGGTCACCAGATGAAACCAAAAGAAATAGGGACGCAACAAATCCCAGAGCTACTGTACTTAGGGATGCCACGATAAGTTTACCGCCACCCATATAGACACCACCGGGGAGTGGAATTTTAAAATGCCAGAACCTAGGTATTTTAGTGGTTAGGTTTGGGACACCGAATCTTACTCTTGGAGTTTTAACTTCACGATTCTTCATTCTTTCTTCTCCCCTTCCTTCATTCTGCCTACTATAACACCAGCAGCAGCGGTAACAGGATTTGCGAATATTGCAAATGCTACCAGAATTATGTCAAGATGGGGAGCTACCTCCGCAGGTTTGGATGTCACCTTCCAAACTATGATCACACCTAGGGCCACGAAAGCTAGGAACAACGGCCCTACTAAAACTATCGTAAGGAACTCAGCCCCAGAGAGGGTAGTGCGAGTGGCAGCTTTAAGTTCTACTATTTCTTGTTTAGCTTCAAGAAGTTCTTGTTCTAGTTCCGATGTTCTTGATGTTGTCATTTAAATTTATCAACTTACTTCATTCCATCGTTGGTTATCTCTATCCCATGTGTATAACTTGCCATCATTAGGATAAGCAACTGGAGCTTCCCATTTTTTTGTACTCCTATTGTATGTCCAATTTTCATGAGGTTGAGGAGATATAAATATATTAAACTCACTATCGTAGGTATACCCAACACCTGCATATACCCCACGCATATTACTGTTATAGCTTGTCTGAACCCAGTTGGTATCAGAACCTATAAGATTCTTACAGAAAGCTATACCTAATGCTTCACTCTCATTACCATCACTATCTTTAATGTCATCATTGGAAACAACTATGACCCTAAGAACTATGTTGTTACTATCTAACTCTGCAAAGTGTGCCATTATGTATCGTAACTGAAGATAACAATTCCGCTACCTCCTTCTCCTCCTTTCTGTCTTCCTGAGTTATTAGCTGCATTAGTAGTATAGTCAGCACTACCTCCACCTCCTCCATTACCTCTGTTAGTAGTACCGTCTGCTCCTGATCCTACAACATTCCCACTATACGCATCTCCACCAACTGCATATGTTACTGAAGAACCACTAATACTACTTGCTTTACCAGAACCTTCAACAGCAGACCCACCAGCACCACCAGCACCTCCACCACCTCCACCAAATACATCTCCACCATCCCCACCATCATTACCATATCCAGTTAAACCACCAGTATTTCCCTGTGTCCCTGATGCCCCAGAAGTTACATCGTCATGATCCGGCCCTTCTCTTCCACCACCACCTCCAGAACCTCCGTCTGCTGGATCACTATACCAATCTACATTGTCTCCACCCTCTCCTCCACCAGTACAGACAAGAAGGTTTGAGCCTCCTCCAGATGCCCATGTTACAGTAGTGTTACTGCCGTTAGTGGCAACCTGACTTGTTCCAGACCCATGTAGTTGCTCATAAAATTCATCTGTTTGACCAGCACCACCAGCACCTATAACAACAGCTACTGTTCTAGCATCTAGACTAGATTTTGTTCCTTCTACATAACCACCAGCACCACCGCCACCGCCTTTACCACCATGCCTCCATGCTCTACATGATCCTCCACCTCCACCACCAGCAATAGCTAGAGTATCTACGTCTATATCTGCAAGAATTACAAAGTTACCAGAGGAAGTAAATGTATGTATCGTCTTTCCCCCACTAGTAGTTATAGTTCCACCAGTAGCTTTAGCCCCTGAGAACTCCTCACCATTTAGTTTAGCTAAATCAGAATCAGACTGACCGTTAATCTTTTCTATACTGGCAATAGCTATGCCGTTTACTTTCTTTACATTATTAGCCATTATGCATGCTCAATAGTTGTTAGACATGGTTGTACGAATAGTAGTTTCTCACCGATAGAGTGTCCTATAACCTGTACTACGTCATCAGTCCCTGATGGTGCTGTATTTGTCATAGTTCCTGCCGTAGTAGATACATATACAGGTGCACCATTTGTACCAAAGTCTGTAAAGCTCTCATCTCTTATCAAACCCAACACCATTACTTCAATAGAGTTACCGTCAGTTACATTAGATGTATTTATAGATACTCCAATACAAGGCATTGATGCTATAGCATCAGCATCACATTCATGTACCTCATCGTCTGTATGTAAATATACTGGGCTGAATGGGGTGACAGTAGACCCTGCGGTAAAAGTCATTATGATTCCCTGTGCATCGTGGTCATTGATGGAATCATTAGTGATTGCGTCAGTAAACTTTATGTTTGCTCCTTCTGCTAAGTTGATACTCTTGTCTTGTCCCATACTTATATTTTGTGCAAAGGTAACTCCACCACCGTCAGCTATCGTCATAGCTAAGTCTCCATCAGTCCAGTCGATGGTTGATACCTGTAAGCTACCTGTAACTAAAGCAGAACCAGAAGACATCCTTCCAGCAATATAGAAGTCACCGGGAGATGGATTGTAATAAAGACCAGAGTCAGTTTCTGCTCCTTGTGTTCCAGTAGTTCCATCTACAAATATAGGATATACCCACTCTGATGTACTGTTGTTTGCACTAACTGTGAATGCTGTAGCAACATCAGCAGTACCTGTTACATCTCCAGTTAAGTCTCCTGTAAATGTTGTCGTACTTAAATTATTAGAACTTGGGTTATAAGTTATCCCTGCATCATAAAGAACTTGTTGAGCCGTGGTATTCGCATTATCTAAAAATGCTACATATTGATCAGCAGAAGTGCTATTAGCTGCTGCTACTACATTAGTAGCATTGGTAGCATTTGTAGCCGTGCCTGTTGTGTCTTGGTTGAGTGTATCTACTGCAAGTACAGAGTTAGTAGCAGTCAATCCACTACCTGCAAGTAATGTAGCTACATCTGCAAAGGCTTCTTTCTTAGTATCTCCAGTAGCACCACCATCTAAGAACAGTATGTAGTCACCATTAGCTATTGCTGCTTCACTGGCTTCTGTAAGGTCAACATTAAATGTAGTACTTGATAGGTCAAGTAGTGTTCCTGCTGAGTAAGTAGTGTTGGTATCAGTAGGTGTTGCCCAAGTTAGACCACCATTATTACCTGACTGCTTACTAAGAAACTCACCATTAGTACCAGCGTTAGAGATATATAAGTTATCTTCATCTACAGACTGACTACCCATATGAGCTAGGGCTATCTGTCCATCTTCTATGTGTGCTGTTCGTATTGCATCATCTGCTATGTGTTCGTTCCCAATCGCATCATCAGCTATCTTTGCACCTGTTACTGCATCTGCTCCTAGTCGAGCCGTATCTACAGCACCATCTGCTATGGCTGCTGACCCTACAGCGTCATCAGCAATCAATGCACTTGTAATGGCATCATCAGCTATAGATGCTGTTACTACAGCATCATCGGCTATTAGGGCAGTTGTAATAGCGTCATCAGCTATTAACGCAGTAGTGATGGCATCGTCCGCTATTAATGCGGTGGTGATAGCATCGTCAGCTATTGCTGCGGATACTACTGCGTCATCTGCTATGTGCTCACTACCAATAGCATCATCGGCAATCTTAGCTCCAGTAATAGCATCGGCTGCTATATACCCAGAGGCTATAGCAGTACCCTGCCATACACCAGTACCTATAGTTCCTGTAGTAACTAAGTTAGGCATGGCAGTTATCTCATCATCAAGATAAGCAGCTAGTGTTTGAACTGTAGTCATACGCATAGTTCCATCGTCATTGATAAGAACACCATCGCCATCTGCTATCGCAGTAGTTCCTCTTGCTGTACCACCATCAATAAGATTTATTTCTGCTGGTGTAGCAGAGATTGCAGTTGTTGTCGCTGCTGCCAATAGTGGTATATACCCACCTTGGTTAATTAAATACTGTGTATGGTCTGAGGTTGGGTCAACAATACTAAGAGTTGTTTCGTTTGAGTCTGCTGTTGCACCTTCAAATACGATTGCATTAGAGGCTTCCATAGTAACTGTATCTACAGTAGTTGTAGTACCTGCAACAGTTAAGTTAGGAACTAGTAATTGTCCTGTGCTTGGGTTGTATCGTAATGCACCTGTGTCATCTAGTAGTCCGTTTGATTCATTATGGAAAACAACAGGGAAGTTTGTGTTTGCTGTACTGTCTGCAACTGTAACCAATGATGATGTACCTGTTACATCACCTGTTACATCACCTGTTACCGCACCTATAAAACCAGTAGCTGTAATCTTTCCTGTACTTGGATTATAAGTTAGAGTGCCGTCTGACTCTAACCCTATGTTGCCCCCATCTACGTCCCCACCTGACGTAAAGATTATGGCATTGTCTTCATCTGTACTTTCATTATCTGTAATAGTTACAGTTGTAGCGATAGCAGCAGTACCAGTAGTATCTTGGTTTAATGTACCTACAACAAAGTCTATGGTGTTATCTGCATCTTGGTAAGTAACAGTAATACCAGTTTCAGTATTACTAGTGGTCATAGCCCCAACGGTATCTGCTATGTATTCATTTAGTGCTGTGCCGTCTACTGTATAGGCATCAGCTTCTAACGTACCATCAAAGTCTCCATCAACAGCATCAATATTGCCAATAAATGTGGTAGCTGTTACGTTTCGGAAATCACCTATATCTTTATTAGCGTCAACAACTACAGCCTTAGAGGCAGCAACTGTTCCAGCAGTTACACCATCAATGGTTTCAAGTTCCGCTTCTACGATAGCTGCACTACCAATCGTGAATCCACCAGCAGTAACAACTCCTGTAGTTGTCAGGGTTTCATCGCCAAAATCTAACGCTCCACCAGAGTCGGTAATACTTCCATTGGCTAGGGTAAGGTTACCTATAGTAGTGCCTGAACCAAATGAACTAGTACCTGTTGATGTGATAGCACCAGACCCTATAGTCCCTATGGTTGCAATGTTCTTACTACCATCTAGTACTACAGCCTTACTTGCTGCTGCCGTTCCAGCAGTAATTCCATCTATCATTTCCAGTTCTGCTTCAGCTATAGATGCACTACCTATAATGAACGAACCCCCTGACGTTATGCTTCCTGTAGAAGTGATAGCCCCAGAACCTATAGTTCCAGCAGCAGTTAAGTTAGCACCTGAGAACGTAAGAGCAGTAGTAGTACCTGATTTAAGTATGAGGTTTCCACTACTATTAGTAGCAGAGCCAAAGGTAGTGCCACCATCTTTAAAGAATACATCCCCACCATCAGCATCAAGGCTGATGTCACCAGCCACATCCACAGTCATGTCAGTAGCACCACCAGATGTATTACTTATAGTAAACACATCAACGATGCTTCCACCTACAGCAACACCCCATCTGATCTCACTATCTTCTGATGCAGCAGATGCACTAATTAACTTAACGGTCATCCTTGCTACTTCAGTTGTATTACTACTGGCATCATCCATGTAGTACCTGAAGTACATCTCATCATTGTCAGCACCAGTACCACGTAAGCTACGGTAATGAACTATCTCGTTATCGTCAGCGTTGGCTAGGTTGGTAAAGGTTGCAACTGGTACAGTCTCACCTTCATTATTTCTGACATCAAGAGTCTTAACCTGTATCTCGTCAGCCCATTTGCGATAGCGTATCTGGCTACCACTAGTAATCTTCACATCATATCGGTCGTCATCTGTCTCATTAAACGACCAGAACCCATCACTATTAGTAGTAGTGGATGCTTCTTCAGTAGTAGTACCTGCCTCAAGCAAAGCAACGGTAGCACCACTAAGGGCTGTACCGTTGTCCCGAAACACGTATCCAGAAAAATAAACTGTTGCCATGTTACCCTCCCATGTGAGAGTGATCCCTGTAAGCTAATGCCTCATTGATATAATAGTTTGCGTCTTGTTGCAAATCAACGTCTTCTATAAATATTAAGTATATACCTAGACCAATCATCTGTTGCTTAGATAACAACGTAGTAGAAACCCCATCTTTACCAGCTTCATAATTGTGCATTAATCCTGTGACATTAATTGCTAAGTCATTTGGATTTAAAAACCTAAAAGCTACACCATCTTCAGCAGTAGAATCGAAGACAAAGTCCCTGTTGTGTTGTTTACCTACAGATTCTAAGCCTCTAAATACTACCCACTCTGGCTCTGTTCCTCTCCACCATCCCGGCATATTACCTTGAGTCATATTACTCTAGTATTACGGCCCAGTCTGCATCTTGATTATTAGCACTAGCATCAACATATATAGTATTTAAGGTTACAGTTCCACCAGCATCTTGAAAGTTAATCTCAATGCTGTCATTAGCAGACAGTTCATATCCAAGTGTGCTAGATACAGAAGAGTCTCCTACATAAATCACTCCACTGTTACCTGTACGTGCAGATATCTTAATCCACTGGACACGGCTAGTAGCATCAGGTGCACCAGTTGCTGCTGATAAAGCAACTGAAGTTCCTGATGTGGATACTCTTGATCTATTAGCGTGGAATCTCATGGCTCTACCAGATTGATTGTTGACATGCCTCGTTCATCATACCCAGTACCCTCTATACCACTGGCAGACACTACGTCTACGTAGTAGTTACGTGTACCACCTGAGTCATCTCTAAAGGTAAACTCTACAAGAGTAGTGGATTCTATTGCAGTCACAAGAGCAGATCGTAAATCTTTAGGAGATTTACCTTTATATTTTTTATTTAAATTTATTCTAGCCTGATGACCATACTTAGCAGGAAGTTTCTTTCTGAATTCTAAAGTCATAGATACTACGTCAGGTGATAGTAGCTTATTAGTTGTGCCTGTATCACGACTAAGTGTTAACCTAAACTTGATAGCCCTAAATGTTGTACCTACTCCTGATGCAAATGAGTATGTAGTAACACCATCGGATGTAATAGTACCCATAGATGTATATGACTCTGAGTAATCTGTAGCATATTCCACTAATACAGTCTCAGTACTGGATGTGTCTTGGCATTCAACTTTAAGTTTTAATGCCAACTTATCTACTTCAGACTGACCAGCATTTACCCAAGGAGTTTCATGAGTAGCTGACTCAGCATAATCAAAGTCATTAAGGAGAGATGGATTAATTATATTAGTTGGTTGTCCTATCCAGTAAATCCTGTTATCAAAAGCAAACCATAACCTGTAGTCCTGATAGGCATAGTTAACTGCCATAGCATCTATGCCTTTACCAGCATCTGTTGCCGTCCATTTAACTTCCCATCCTGACTCGTCCCAACCTACTATAGAACTGATACCAGTATCAGGATCAATAACATCAGAGCCTTGGCTACTACCCCATTGAAATGCTATGTCGGTACTACCTACAGCAGTAGGTGATCTTGAAGCATCTATTGCTCCAATCAATTCATTATTTGTAGCTACCATTTCAGTAAACGAGCCACGGTTATCAGTAGGTATACCATCATCTTTATCCAGACCCATAGTAGTTATGATTGATTGAGATGCCCCACTAATGTATCTATATATACTTAACCCAGAAGGTATATATGAACTGTCTCTCCATCTTAATGCCCCTCTAGCACTATCAGGATGGAAAGAATAAACAACCTCAGTCTGTATGAATTTATTATTAGCTGCATCATGAGCAAATAATCCTTCCTGAGTACCCACGTATATGATTAACTCTCCTGCTGCATCTCTGGCAGTAAACATACTGGTGACATATCCATTAGGTATAGAAATCTTTGCATCATTGATTTCTGTACCCGGTGTGATTGACCACCATAGCTGACCAGTATGGCTGATCCCCCACAACCTATCGTCCCATACAGTTAAATACTTGGTATCAGTAGTGTCATTTGACCAGCTTGATCCATTGGATGAATAAGAATACCCAGAGCCAGCAGTATCGTAGTGAGCAAAGACAAGATAAGTAGTGCCATTAGATGCCGTCCATTTAACAGAATCAGTTACCTGATCTGGAATACCAGATGTAATCTCAGAACCCCATGAGTCTGATGCATCAGCATACTTGTATAGCTTTGGGTTCTCAGAAGCTGTTCCATTCCATACGGCATACACTTCTTCATCTAGTTCTTCCATAGCACCTATACTGTTCTGTGCTAATCCATGAGATACGGCTGCTGTTTGTGTAGCTAGGGATGGTAGTACCAGATGATTCTTATATCGTAGCTGACAAGTAGACCACCACGCTCTACCTACATCCTGTGCTCCTTCCATTCGGTTGATACCTATACCGCCCTTAAAGTTATCCCAAGCAATAATAGATGTACGAGTCTGGGAGTCTTTAGTGGTATCTCCTATGACTATCTTCCCCGGATATATAGAGGCAAGAGAACTTTGTACAGGCTGTGCTAATGGATAGTACACACCATTAAGTGATATCTCATTACGACCTGTTACTTTTGCTACCACTATTGCACCAATCTAACATCGGTCAGTAACGGTATCTGCCTCTTAGCCTGTGCTGATTTAGCCATCCAGAATCCTGCCATGTTGTTCTTATTATCTGGATCAGTATTAGGGCCACCAGATGCTGAAGCAAATGCAAGAGCGGTAGCTGTAGATATAAGATACTGTTCATCTAATTCTGATGTATCAGTATCAGCAGTAAGTAATGTTGGCTTATCTCCACCTACAATCTTTAATAGATTGTATCTGGCAATACCATGAGCATAGTTATCAATAACTATATCTTGTTCCTGTTTATCTATCTTCCATAGATTTCTGGGAAGCTTGTCCCATTGTGCTGAGTCATTCTTAACTACACTGATATCGTCTAGCCAGACCGTACAGGCTCCTAAATCAGAATCGTACTCCAAACCTACAGAGATGATCGCTGTGTCGCTCTCTGGGTTCGACAGAGCCACCCTACAGAATGTCCATGTGTCTACTGATAGGGCAGGAACATTAAGAGTTTCTAATGGAGATGCACAGTTAGCAGTATCATCCAGTAATATCTTTAGATTACCTGCTGATGTAGCAACAGAACTTCTAATCCAAAACTCTAAGTAGTCGTATTCGCTAATATCTTTACTGGTAATAGAGTCAGTAACTATATCTCCAGCACTAGCACCAGAGGCAATAACTATTCTATTACTGGCAGTACCTTGCTTCTTCATCTTGGTATCAGCAGTAACAGTAAAGTCAGAGTCTACGTTCTCATCCATGGCTGTATTACAGGACAGAAGGCGTGTGTAGTCTACCTTAGATCGGTAGTAAAGATTCTGAATCATGGAAAGACCAGAAGGTATATCAAACCTTTGAGTCTTTCCATCTGTGTGTAGAGCTAGACTTTCTACTGGATCATAGGCATGACCAGTAGCATCAAGTATAGCTTGATTAATAAAGTCTTCTACCCTTAGAGGTGGATAGATATCATCCCACAACTCATATGTATCATTAGCTACAGTTGTCTGTGCAAATGCAGGAGATACAGTTAATGTAGTTGTGCTAGCCACATAGTCAGATACCCTACTAATCTCTACTGTAGATGCAGAGACATCATTAAATACCACCCACTTACCTATGTGGTTATCGTCACCACCAACCAAAGTATTGTCTACTATCGTAGTAGTAGAACCAGTACCGCTGGCAGATGACACCTGAGTAGCACCAAGGTTATACCCAATGGACTGACGTAGTTGAGCCCTTGTGCGACCTTGAACTATAGCCATTGGTTACACCTCTATTTCTTAGGTTTCTTTTTCTTAGGTGGTCTTCCTACTTTTTTTCCGTAAGTACCTTTACCGCTAGGCATCTTCAGTTGACTCCAATTCGTTTTGATCTATAATCTTTTGTTGCTCTGCTATTGTACGTACTAGAGCCTTATTCTGTAACTTCAGATTAGTATTCTCACTAATCTTATCTTGCAATTCTGAAGCTATATCTTCTGATGTTATTGTAATCTCTGTGGTCATAGATGTCCTCCTTATCGTAGACCTTTGTAGTATATTTTATTGTTACTACTTTCTTTACGTTTGTTTCTATTAACTCTAATTTGTTCTAGGATTCTTCCTATTTCTTTTCTTTGTTCTGGAGTTGGAGCTGGCTTGTTGTGCCTCATCCTTACATCAGTCAGCCATCTATCAAACGCATTGCCCACCATCTCTTCAATGTGAGCCTTAGATGTTTGGTCATCAACCAGAACTCTAAACTGCTGCTTCCTGTTAGTAACTTCATCATGTACTAGAAACTGGTACTCAAATATCTGACCACCAGTTTCATAGTTATACCCCACAGGGACAACCCTTTTATGGGTTACCCCCTGTGGAGTCCACAGTTCTGTTTCTTCAGGAGTAGCTACCATTAGCTTCTAATATCTAACATGACCCATTGGTAATCAGTTGCTACTGCTGGTATTCCCATAGCAGTACCAATGTTAACTATATCAGCTTCATCTGAGTAGTCAGTTCTTTCAGCAGTACCAGACTCACCTGATGCCTGAGATACTGCTATTGCATCTCCAACTACACCTACCTGTGCTCCTATTAGTATTGATGCTGGCCCAGATGTCTGAACCCACCCAAAGTAGTCTGCTGTAAGAGGTGCAGCAGTTACCCCGATAGGGCCAGTAGTCATAGTGCCATCCCCATCAAGAATCTTTACATCTTTATAAGGACTATACATAAGACCAAAGAGAGAGGATGTGGTTAAAGCAGTTGCTAATCCATCTTCTTCATCAATGGTAATTGAGAGTCCAGTAGCACTAGATACTGCCGTATTAGACTTAACTCTATATATTTCGCCTTGTCCCGGCCCATCATTAAAATAGACGTATCCATCTTTATACTGGTTTTTTGTAACAGTAAGAGATGTACCACTCGTAAAAGATGTGGCTCCAGCAGATGTAGCGGTAGCTGCCAAGTCCATGTCATGTGCTGCTACAGCAGCAATGCCATCTACTATTTGTCCACCAGTACCAATAGCTGTTCCGCTATTCTCAACATAGTAGAATACTCTACCATCTGGGGTGGTTGCCCTTGTACCTAGTTTATGTCTCTGGTCAGAAGTTTCTTGTTTCTCCATTCCATACGACAAGTTCACCGATAATGGGAATGCCATAACATACCTCCTTCAAGGTAATTTTTTTGAGCAGGTTCTAAGCCCTGCGATCAACCGTTATAAATTTTCTGAATAGCCACGGTCAATCGTTACAACTATTCAGTTCCCTGATGAGACTTCGTATGAACTCTCAATCTTGATAATGCTCCAGCCTTAGTGACTGCTGATACCTCTTCACCGCATTCTTGGCACATCACAGTTTCCTGTGGTTCTACCTTCTTTGGCTCTGTAGGTATTTCAACATTAACACTTCTAGCCTTACACCACCTGCATTCGCAAGTATCACCCGGTAGGAATGGGAACATCCCTATCCTAGATTTCTTTAATACATAATCGGGACTTCCCGGTACGCCCTTTATAGAAGAGCCAACCGGGAAGACCTCGTTCCCATTGATATCCAGACCCGGAGCATGGCGATAGAGAGTCGTCTTGGGTTGCCACTCATCAATGTATTCCCAAGAATACCCTACTGCCACCAACTCCTGACGCATCCTCTGCCTATCACTTAAATTAACCATCTAGTCCTCCATAGGTTTCCCTATCTAGATTAAGTGTTGCTAGCAGGAGCAGCAGCATCAAATGTTAATGGTGCTCCTCTACTATCATCAAGTTCAAATACCCCATAGTCGGCAGTCATAACCAGTTCTGTAGCCCTGAGAGAAGCATCTCTCTGCCTTTCAGTTCTGGTATCTACAGACTTGAGTACAGCAAGTGCAGACTTATCAGCTATTACACCAACAGCATCATCATCTGAGTCAACTGAAAGGTTTCCGTCTTCAAATATTGGAACTCCATTTAGTGGTCGTAGTCCACTAAAGAAGTTACCAAGCAAATCTTCAGACCAACCTGCTGGTACTGGATAAGTCTGAGAAGCTGTAACAGCAGTGTTAGCTATGTCGAATACTGCATTTGGACGCTGAAGTATATAAGTCTGAGTACCAAACTTGTTAGCTTTAGTGTAAGCAATTGCAGCTGCCACATTGGCAAGTTTCATTGTTGCACCTGTTGCACCAAGTGTAGTTCCACCATTTAGACCAGAGTACAAAGCATGTACATCTGTATCTTTCTTTCGTGCCATACCATCACCAAGCTGACGACCAACAATGCTCATAACATTGTCAGCAGCTT